CATACTTTTCTGCAATCTCATGCTCGCAGACCTCCTTACCCTCACGGATGCAGGAATTGATGACTTTTTTGAGTTCTGTTGCTTGTTTTACATTCACGAACTCACAAAGAGTGCTCATTTGCTTAGCAAACTTGCACACGTCTTCAATATCTTCACGATAAGGGCAGATAGACACATCGGGACGCACAAACTTGCAATACTTTGTGCTAATCAACTCACCTTCCAGAGGATGTGCTTGCATCTCAGGAAGATAGTCTCCAGTGTAATAGGTATGAGGTGCAATAATGATTTCTTCACTCACAACCTCAGGAAACTTGTAGGTGATAGTATTAGGTTTGAAAGTATCAAGTCCTTTACCAAAACCAATCCAATCACCTTGAAATACACCCTCAGTTTTAGGAAGAAACTCAAGGCAGAAGATGAGGATTTGAGTTACACGAGGTTGACCACCAAAGTGCATGAAGATGTCATCTTCGTTATAGCACAGGCGAATCTTTTGCTTGTTAAATGCTGCTTTGGTGCATACAAAGAACTCACCATTTTGAGGATTAGTACCCCAAACAATCGCAGGAGCACCATCAATCTTGACGCTAATCTTGCTCTCAGTTTCATACATCCAATCCAGCACCGATAGGTCGCCAGTGAGGACACAATCTTCAGGATGTTCGAGGTGTTTGTTCTGCATACTATAGGTACAGTTTGGACGATCCTAACTTTAATTGATGGGAAGTTTTGCTTGTGATTTACCCTTTTTATGGTCATCAATGAACTTCCTCGCTGATGCTTCGGTCCTACACACTTTGAGTTGCTCTCCGTTGTGAATGACCATCAGTTGAGATTTTCCAAACGGAACTGCTGCGTAAGTACCTTTGCCGATAATAAATCCTTCTTTCATTATACTTTCCAAAAAATCGTGGATTTGATTGCGGAGGATGACTCATAGCACCCCTGCAGTAGAATTGCAGAAAAATCAGGGTTTGACCCCTGACCAGCACTTGAGTCTCGGGTGAGACTCACCGCCTCACCACCGACACGGCAGGTTCGCCCTTGCAGAAGATAGTATCAACAACCGACTGAACTGCGCGGGCGGTGCTGATGCCAACCTTGCTGTAGACAGGGATACACACAAGACCGAACGATTTGCTATACTGACTCAGGTTGCCAGGTTCAATACGTCCATCGCGCATACCTTTAGCGTCATCGTGATGCAAACGGATGCAACGTCCGATGGTTTGACTGATGCCAATAAAGTCCATATTGCGAAGGAACAGCACTGCTTCCAGACCAGAGACATTGATACCTTCTGCCAGGATGCTATGGTGCAGAACAACAAACTTCTTAGAGTTGTCTTTGCCCCATGCACTCAGAGTGTCAAAGAACACCTCACGATTGACCTTCTTGCCATCAATAACTGCACCCGTCTTGGCAGTAATATACATCCAAGAATAACCGCGACATTCCAACTGGAAGCAGAAATCAGTTTCAGTCACCAGAGAGACAATTTGCTTGGTTGCCTTAGCACAAATCAGAATCTTGCCGACCTTGTTGTCATCAATCGTTTCCAGCAGATTCTCAGAATCTCGGTCAAAGTTAGTCTGCTTGCCAGTCACCATCTGCAGTTGCTTGACGATGACTTTAGGGGGCACAATGTAACCACCTTCAACCAACTCAGGAGCAGGAACTTTGCAGATGACTTGACCATAAACAGCAGCATCATTCATCCCTGGTTTGCCAACAGCAAGGGAATGTTTAGGAGTTGCAGTGAAGAAATAGCAACGACGTGCATTAGCAGCAAAGTGCTCAGTTGCAGGGAAAAAGTGTCGTTGAACAGAATTATGTGCTTCGTCAAAGTAGATGGTATCTACATCAATCTCTGCTGCTTGCAGACGATTAAGAGAGTTGTAAGTAGTGAAGATCAGTTGGTGACGATTAGCAGCAGCACACATACCAGCATGAACAAGAATGTCAGCAGGTTTGGTAGTGCTAACGTGGTGAGTTTCTCCACTGTGAACGTGTAGAACTTCTACATCAGTGATAAACTCCAGGAACTCAGAAGAAAGTTGCTCAGCAAGCAGAATACGGGGAGCAACAACAACAATGGTCTGGGGAGTTTCAGACTGCAACTCACGCAGAGCATCGTAAATCATTTTGAGCGTCTTGCCACCACCAGTAGGAACAATCACCTGACCTTTGTTGTGCTGTTGCATAGCAGCAACACCGCGTTCTTGATGAGGACGAAGTTGGATTTGCATGAAAGTTGTGCTCATAATATAGGGACAGTTTCGACGATCCTAACTTTAATTCAATGTATCTTTGTATCGTTTGAGGTCTTCAACTACGCTTTGCATCGTGGCACGACTATACCCATTTGCAAAGTACGGAGACCTTTCAGTTTCTTCGGAAGTAGAATCTACATTATAGCACACATCAATACCTTGCTGAAGCGTCTTAAGGATGCGTTCATAGGCATAATCGGGGATTTGAATGTAATTCATTGTTTTCAGTGGTTTGGTATCTAAAGACTAAAATAGCACACTCAGGGGTCAATCTGAGCGTGCTGGTAGACAGTTAATCAACCGCCGTAAACTTCTTCAGCAATAGGAGTATCGCCAAACATTTCATTAAACAACCAGTTTTCGGGTTTGTTGAGGTTGCTTTCGCACTCTTTCAGAAAGGCAATCTCACGAGTCCAAAACTCTACAGATTTCTTTGCTTTCAGATACTCGTTGCGAGCATCATAGAGTTTGCGTTGGATTTCGATTCGGTCCATAATGAAGTCGTCCTTATACTACAGGTACACTTTGAACGATCCTAACTTTAATTCAAAGTCAGTTTGCCATCCTCTTTTCAACGTGAGCAAGGATTTTAGTCTTTGCTTTACCCTTTGGTTTCTCACCAGTTGCCTTCTCATACTTCTCAATTTCTTGCTGTTTCATTATATTTCTCAACATTCTCTCACCTTTTCTGGTTTGCTTATTTCTTTCTTCTGGAGATAAACCAGATGCTTTTTGTGATTTATAATCAGGAGAAACAGTTGCTTTCTTCTTTTTGGCAAGAAGTTGTGATGCAGTCTTAGATGCTTCTTTTGCGGATGGTTTTGCTGTTGCTGATGTTTCCCCACCACCCTTCTTTGCAGCAATTCTAGCAAGTGCTGCTTTCATTCTTTCTTCTTTTGCCGCTGCTGCTGCTTTTGCTTTTACATCAGCAGATCCACGCTCTTGCTCAGGTTGTTGAACTCTTGTTTCTGCTTTACGGTGAGTGCCAATATCTTTGCGTGGTTTATACGCAACTGGTTCCGTCTTTCCACCACCAACATGCTTTACTCTACGTATTTCAGGAGTTGTCTTTTTGCGTTCAGCACCTATGCGACCACCTGGTCTTGCTTTTCTAATTGTTGCTTGGAATCCAAGTGCTCTAGACTTGTCTTCCACTTCTTCGCAAAGAGACATAAACTCCTGAAAGGTTTTCATCTTAGTATCTAAACACTCTTTTTAGTATTTAGAACTCCACTTCCTTTGCTTTATAGGAACCTTTGAAGACACGTCCTTCAGCATAAAATTGCTTCACACGTTCGCGGCGAGTAGCAAGCAACAAATCATATTCTTCCTGTTGTTGCTTAGTAAAGACAAAATCTTGTTTCCGCCAAGCATCTTTGAGTTCGCGGATGTGATGAAGCACGTTAGGGATTTGTTCAGTCATTTGCTTAATTTACAGGAGTTTGGGGGTCAGTGGGGGTTTTGGTGGTCAGTTCCGAAGGTGTCACACGAAAGTTGTAAGGAGAATTGAAGAACTTGCGAAAAGAAGTAACAACAATAACAAACGCCGAAAGAATACCAACCAAACCAAGGAAGGTAACAGCATTGCCTCCAAAAGAATAAGTGTCAGGCATAATCAAAAGTCCCAGTTAGATTTCAAGAAAGCGTCGAAAGATTTGTCGTTGTCTTCTTCCTCAAAGAGGTCTTCATTTAGTTCTTCAACAAAATCAAAAGAAGAGAACTCTTCAATTTGAATGTCATCGAAGCGGTCCATGTTTTATTTGTGTGCTTACACTGTTGAAACACTTTAGACGATCCTAACTTTAATTCAGTCAATCTTTTTGACTGATTTTGCCAACTTCTTCAGTCTCTTTGTTACTTCTTTTCCACCACTACGTTGAACAACTAACTTATCAACTTCTTTCTTTG